GGTTCTAAATACGTTAAGTATCACGCTGAAGAACATGGTTTCTTCATTACAATGATGTCTATCCGCCCTAAATCTGCCTATATGCAAGGATTATCCAGGATGTTCTCACGTAAGTCTCCCCTGGATTATGCATGGCCTACCTTTGCTCAATTGGGTGAGCAAGAGACCAAACGTAAAGAAATATTTTACTCTGGACTTCCCCAGGATGAACAGACTTTCGGTTATTTACCTCGCTACGCAGAATATCGCTATGAAGGCGACCGTGTCGCCGGAGAAATGCGTACTTCCTATACTCACTGGCATATGACCAGGATATTTAATGGAGCACCATTCCTTAATGAATCCTTTATCAATTGTCAGCCAACTAAACGAATATTCGCTGTGAACTCTGCTGGCGTTCACTCATATATTATATCTGTCTCGCACGATCTTAAAGTCCGTCGAGCATTACCTAAATTCGGTATACCGTCACTATAGCCTATGGCTTGTTACTTCCCATTTTACAAGGAGGGTACTCCCCTCCCTTGTGGCAAATGCGCGTATTGTATTCAACGACGTGTAGATAATTGGGTATTCAGGTGCATGCAGGAGGTCCGCTATGCGGACTCTGCTACCTGGGTAACTCTTACCTACGAAACCCCCCCGTTAACTGACACTAATCAAATGACCCTTCGCAAACCCGATGTACAAAACTTTTTCAAACGACTCAGAAAAATTAGACGAAGCTTTTCTAAACTTAAAATTAAATACTATCTGTGTGGTGAATATGGAGATACTTACTACCGACCACATTATCATGCAGTTATCTTCAATTCCTGTGAAGATCACATTAACAAGGCATGGAGTTCCTTCACTTCAATGGGCGATCCCGAAGGAGTTCGCCTCGGAACCTGCTACTTTGACGAAGTCAACGAAACTACTGTTGCCTACACTGCCAAGTATATGAATAAAATGAAGAAAATTCCTCTTTACTTCGAAGACCTCCGGTTACCGGAGTTCCAACTGTTCTCTAAAGGACTCGGTATAGGTTATCTTACCGACGCTGTTAAAACATACTATAATGCCTGTCCAACACGTAATGACGTTATGGTCAATGGTTATCGTAAATCTTTACCTCGTTACTTTATGGACAAATTGGTTATTTGTCCCGTATTCAAAAAAGCTAAACAACTCTATGCCCAGGATAAGGCGGAAGCCCTCTTCCTGGAACAACAGGCTGAATGGAATGAAAATAAAACTTATGGTCAAACCTTTGAACAATTTCGTTATCAGCGAAGGAAAGTTCATAACCAATTCTTCCTGGATAAAATCACAAAACGTGATAAATTCAAATAAAATTATTATAATTGTCGCATGAAACAATTCAAACACCTTCTACGGACTGAGGAAGCTGAAGTCCTGGACACTACTGATATGACTCGACCAGAACAGGTTAAGAGTCTTGATCTACTTCTACAACACCGCGAACGCGGTATCCCTGTACCTTACTTCAATGGTATCTTTGCTGAGGAAGATACCCCCGACATCTTCAAGATGGACTTCGTAGAAATCGCAGAATTACGCGATATAACCGCAGAAAACATTGAGCTTGCGAAAGAAGATTACCACGCACTCACTAAGCGCTACGAAGAGCTTAAAAACCCTCCTAACGAGGTAATAATACCGGCCTCGGAAGAGTCCGAGCAATAATACTCCCTTGACATATTATTGCTAGTTGACACCATTTCTTTAAATTGTCAACAAAAACACTTAAAAAACTAAATTTTTTAAAAACGAAAAAACGGACACACTGGCGTTCGAACCGAAGGTGAGGACGACGAAGTGACACGGGGGTCGAGAGAGGACACGGAGGACGACGGCACTAGGACGACAAGGACGAGCGGCTGTATCCCCGACTATCACGAGTAGCCCCTGAGGCGCCAGACCGTTAAAAACAACAAACTCATGGAACCAGCAACCACAGGAGCATTAATAGCAGGCGGAGCACAATTAGTATCCTCCGCCTTCGGAGCCGCGTCAGCCGGCTCAATGAACAAAGCGACGAGACGGTGGAATGAGAAAATGTACGGCCAGCAAAAGGCCGACAACCTGGAGTTCTGGAATATGCAAAACTCGTATAATTCCCCAGAGCAACAAATGCAACGTCTAACGTCCGCAGGACTTAACCCAAACCTTGCCTATGGCAATGGCGCTGTTGCTAACTCTACTTCGCCCCCAGCGACTCCACATGCGATGCCATATTCTCCCAAGACACCAGAACTTAATCTACCCGCTATTGCGGACACTTACTTCAATATTAAGTCACAGGCTCAACGCCTGGCAAACGACAAACTTGTCGGTGATAATATGCTGTTGGAAAATCAGCTAAAACAACAAGCTATTACCTCTGCTAAGCTTGATAATACTTTCAAAGCAGATACCTTTACTTCAAAAGTTAGAGGCTTTCTTGGTGAAAACGAAAACAAGTATCAAAATGCCATTAAAACGTACCTCAACACGGACTTACTGGAGTACCTCTCCAACAGTTCAACTAAACTTACTCCCAATGGAGTATCATCCACCCAGGTTGGCTCACCTGGTGACAGTCTTCTTGTTAAAGACTGGATGGAAAATTATAAATCAAAAAGGCTCGGAAACGACCTTAAAGGCTCTGCACAAGAGCGCAACCTACTGGATAATAAAATTAAATCTACTGAGGCTACCTATAAAGAAAGACTCATGCGCGGAAACCTGGAGGATATTTCAGCACAAGACTGGATACGAATGTTAATCCAGGGCTTTGGCCTGATCCCGCGCGGAAAATAAGCACCCAGGCGGCCTTCAGCCGCAAATTAACACTCTCTGGCGTTCGGGGCCACCCCCGACCTCCGGAGGAATAAACACTTAAAAATCAATATTATGAAACGTAGAAAATTTTCAAAACGTCGCCCTGGAAGGCGCTCATTCAAAAAAAGAGGCTCACGTAGACGTGGAGCCAGAAAAGGTAAATTCTTCACTGTAGCACGAGGAGGTATCCGAGTATGATAAGCATCAATATACACCAGTGGTTAACCATTAAATGGCAATTTATGTCTCAGGGTTATACCCCAACTCAAATCATGCATGGTTACCTTAATTCCCTGGTAACTTCTTGCTATAATGAACTTGATTTAACACAAAAAAACTAAGCTATGTCACAATTTACCCAGGTGCCTATGAGAGGCATCCCTACCAATACATTCGACTTATCTCACCACGTTAATCTAACTTGCGATGGTGGATTCATTGTGCCTGTAAAGTGCGTTGAGGCACTCCCGAACGACACCTTTACCTATAATAATAAAACACTTGTCAGGCTAACACCTATGGTATCTCCTGCTATGGCCAAGATGGATGTCACTATGATTACCGGATTCGTTCCGATCCGTTTGATCTGGCCAAATTCTGAGAAATTCTTTGCCAATCCCGTGCCTGACGAAAATACACCTGTCGCCCCTTACTTTGACGGACTCGATGTTGGCATCGGTTCCCTGGGCGACTACTTAGGCATGCCTACCAGGTCGTTTAAGACCGATGCAGGTGTAACTCAAAATCAATATACTACGCTTAACGGTGTCTCTGCTCTTCCTCATGCCGCATATCAAAAATTCTATAACGACTGGTTTCGAGACGAAAACCTCGTTAATAATGGTGAACCTACCTTCACTCCCCTTACAGATGGTCAAAATGTCTTTTCCCGTTATTCCCAACTTCGTCGTCGAGCTTGGCGACACGATTACTTCACTTCAAACCTTCCTTTCGCCCAAAAAGGCGATGCTGTCGAAATTCCCCTGGGATCATTCGCACCTATTACGCTTAACGCACAACCTGGAACCCAACCAAAATGGCAAGGTTTCCAAAATGTACCTATGTCCTCAACTAACCTCCAGGCTAACTGGCCAGGTGGCACCGATAGTGCACCTCTTATTACTGGCCCTGGAGGCGGATGGATTGACCCTAATGGATCGTTACGAGCTGATCTCTCTTCTGCTACTGCTGTTACTATTAACACATTACGCTGGGCCGAAAAGCTCCAGGTTTTCCTGGAAAAAAATGCCCGAGGTGGTACCAGGTACACCGAGATAGTTCGACAACATTTCGGCCAAATATCATCTGATGCCAGGTTACAACGTGCTGAATTCCTTGGATTCTCTGTCAATCCTATTGTTATATCTGAGGTACTTCAGACCTCCCCTTCTGATCCGTCTACAACTCCCCTGGGCGAGATGGCCGGTCACGGTATCTCCTATGGCGGTTCTAAATACGTTAAGTATCACGCTGAAGAACATGGTTTCTTCATTACAATGATGTCTATCCGCCCTAAATCTGCCTATATGCAAGGATTATCCAGGATGTTCTCACGTAAGTCTCCCCTGGATTATGCATGGCCT